CTGAGCGATCTTTCGACCAACGGCGGCCTCATGCAGCCGGAGCAGGGCGCGGCCTTCATCCGCAAGCTGATCAAGGAGCCCACCCTGATCAAGCAGGCGCGTGTGGTCGAGATGCTGTCGCCCCAGCGCAAGATCAACAAGATCGGCTTCGCGAACCGCATCCTTCGCAAGGCGACTTCGGCCACGGCCCTGACGCAGAACCAGCGCAGCAAGCCGACGACCGACCAGATCACCCTGACGACTCAGGAAGTGATCGCAGAAGTGTGGCTCCCGTATGACGTGCTTGAGGACAACATCGAGCGCGCCGAGGCGGCCGACAACGCTGCCCCGAACAGCCCGTGGGCTTCGGGTCTGCAGGAGACTCTGGTCACCTTGATCGTTGAGCGCGCGGCTCTCGATCTGGAGGAGTTGGCCCTTCTGGCCGACACGTCCTACACGTCGGGCGATCAGGACGATCAGGACTATATGTCCATGTTCGACGGCTGGCTGAAGCTTGGCGCGAGCGGCCATGTGGTCAATCGCGGCAACGCGACCATCGCCAAGGAGATGTTCAAGGACGGCCTGAAGGCGATGCCGTCGCAGTACAAGCGCAACCTGACCGCGATGAAGCATTTCATCAGCGTCAATCAGGAGACCGAGTACCGCGACACGATGGCGAACCGCGTTGGCTCGCTGGGTGACTCTTCGGTCACGGGCAACAACCCGCTGATGGCGTACGGCGTGCCGGTCGAGAAGGCCGCGCTCATGCCGGAGGACAAGGGTTTGTTCAGCAACCCGATGAACTTCATCTTCGGCATCCAGCGTCAGGTTTCGCTGGAGTTCGACAAGGACATCTCGGCTCGCGTGTACAAGGTGGTCCTCACGGCCCGCGTGTGCGTGCAGATCGAGGAGACCGACGCGGTCGTGGAGTTCCAGAATATCGGTTCGTAAGAGCCGACCAGTTGCGGTCCCCGCGACTTGTGCTAGTACGGAAGGGCGGGCTAACACCCCGCCCTTTCTCATGTAGGGCCAAGGAGGGCCTGTTCAAATGTCAGCTATCGTTACCCTGAAGACCGCGAAGACTCTTCTACACGCGGGTATCTCTTTCAAGAAGAACGTCCCGACTCCGGTCAACGACGATGTCGCGACTGAACTGGAGAACCAGTGCGTGGACCAATTCGACATCGAATACGTCGAAGAGGGCGAGAATGCGCAGAAGGTGCTGGAGAAGATCACCCGCAAGACCAACCGCAAGTTCGGCCGACGTGGCAATGCTCCGGGCGCTCCGACCGACGCCGACAAGGGTGATCTGTCGAACGACGACGTGAAGAAGATCGTGCAGGTCTAAAGACTGCATTCGAATGCATAAGCCCAAGGAGGGGCTACGACCATGCGCCTGACGGACCGGCAAAGCATCCAGAACGCACTGGGCAACATCCCGACCGATGACTTGAACACCGCCGTGGAGGACGCAATCGACGCGGCCACGGACGAACTGTCGGCGTGGATTCGCACAGAGTTCGATCAGCAGGCCCGTCAGGACGATTATATGGTGGATTACCGCCGGCTGCTTCAATACGAGCGGACCATCAACTTGAAGCTTACTCAGGGCTTCGTTAACGCCTCTCCGGCAATCACTGTCGTGGCGGCCCGCAATGCTACCGACCTGAACGATCCTACCGCAGTGACGGACATCACCGCCAACTGCGACATTGACTACGAAAAGGGGGTGATCTCTTTCTCGCGGGAAGTGCAGGTCATTGGTGTAGACTGGGACCTTCGCGGAACCACGTGGCAGGCAGTTGGGGCGAGCGGAAACATCTTCTTCCGCGTGAGCTATACGGCGGGTTTCGCGGATGACGGCACGACCTATACCGGCATTCCTGATTGGCTGAAGCGTGCGGCGAGCCTGAAGGTCCGCATCATGCTCGATCAGCATCCCGTCTTCCGTCAGAACATGAGCGCCACGGACGGTGTCCTGTTGCAACAGCAGTTCTCGCGCATCATGGACAAGCGTATCCGTTACACGCCAAGGGCGCGCACGCCGGACACGACGCGCAAGATCAATGGCTAAGGGTGCTTACACTGTAGAATTTTCGTTTCGTGGGAAGCGCTTTCAGGACGCCGACAAAGGCCTGCGCTACTTCGGACAGGCGATCAAACAGGACTACGAGAAGGTCGGTCCCGTTCTGAAGAAGGACTTGGAGCTATGGCTTCAGGGCGTTGCTGCCCGCATGGTCAAGGATCATAGCGGCAAGTGGCCGGGGGGTACGACGGGGAAGACGCTCAGTAAGCGATCTGGCCGAGGCCTTCAATCCATCGTGGAAAGCATCAAGGTCACGGGTGACAAGCCGTCCGACATCCAAGGCCACATCGGTGGCGTCTTCTATTTGCGAACGCAGGAGTTCGGCGCGACGATCCGACCGAAGAAGGCCAAGTATCTAGCGGTGCCTCTGCCTTCAGCTTTGAACGAGAACGGTGTTCCTCTTCGTCCCGGCCCGCGCGATTGGGAGAATACGTTCGTCAAGATGTCTAAATCTGGACATCTGATGATCTTTCGAAAGCTGGGGAAAGACATCATTCCCCTTTACATCCTTCTGAAGGAAGTAACCATTCCGCCTCGTCTCGGCATGCGCGACACTCTGAACGCCGGCATGGGGGCATTCGTAGATATGGCTATGGCCGACATGTTGAAGGCCCTAAAGGGAGGCTGATATGACTTGGTTTGGCCGAATTCGAAAGTACAACAAAAATCACGACCCAAAAGACGGGGAATTCACGACCGGAGACGGCGGGGACGATTTCAAGGCTATTAGCGACAAGAAAGGAAAGCCGTTAGTCTTGTACCACGGCACCATGGAAGACGGCCCTCACACGTCCGTGGAGGGGGGTATCTTCCTGACGACCAGTAAGAAGCTGGCGGGTGTATACGGGGGCGACAAAGGAAAGGTGATGTCTTTCCACGTCCACATGGAAAAGCCGTTAGATATGCGAGACAAAGACAACATCAAGGCCTTTAATTCTGGCAAGAAAGCCAAAGAAGACATTCTCGGTTACGCCAAGCGCAAGGGATTCGACGGCGTAATTGACCCCAGCGGGTCTTACATCGTCCCGTCAGCCAAGCAACTGAAGGAAGTAAAATAGCCCAAGGAGGGGCACATGACGGACACGATCCGTGAGCGCATCATTCAGGCGCTGGTAGACAAGCTGACAACGCAGTCGAATGCAGCGCCGGTCGGAGACCCGTATCCGTGGGCGTGGGACAGCGTTCTTCGCGCCCCCATTACTAACTGGGCCTACAAGCGCAAGCGCACCATCGGCGTGTTTGATATGCACGAGACCAAGAAAACACTCGCCGCGACTAAAGAGTGTGTGCTTCGCATCGCGTTGGAGATCGCGTTGGTGTGTGACGGCAACGAGAACCCGTCCGAAGCAATGAACGAGGTCTTCGGTGTCGCCCAGCGTCGCTTTTCCGAAGACACGTCTCTCGGCGGGCTGTGCAAGGACCTGCAGGAGGTGTCGAACGATCTTCAGGTGGAAGACGAGAACAAGCGTTGGGTGCGGGGCGTGATCATGCTCGACGTGAGCTACCGTCACGGCATCAACGACCCGCGCAAGATTGTGTAGGTGGTGCGGACCGAGGTTCTAAGCCGGCTATCCATCGAAGGACCCCGCCGCCATGATACCCAGCAACTAAGACTATACGGGGCTAAGTTGCGCCCCGGCCCGCACCTAGCCTCTCACGCGGCTAGAAAGCCTATATGGCACAAATTCCGGCCCATTCAAGCCCGAAGAGATAGGTCCTTGAAAGCCCGGCAGCTACTAAGGTTCCACTACTGGGGGGACGCCGCATAGGCGGCCTGTCCCGCACCCCTTAACAACAAGAACAAGGTGCCCCATGGCTATTCGTGTTTCCAAGACTCACTTCACCAAGGCGAACAAGGTATTCAGCGCGGACGCGCCGTCCGGCGGCATGACCCCGGTCGTGCGCGCGCTTCTTCAGGCTCAGGCCAAGATTGCGGCTTCGGCCGTTTCCGCCCTGACCGACAGCAGCGGCGGTGGGACTGCTGACGGCACGATCAACGCCATCGGTAACGTTACTCTGGCGGCCCTTGGTTCCAGCGACGCGGCGGCTCTCTCGACCTTCAACACAGCGGCCAGCACAGCGACCGACGCGATCAAGGAACTAATCGCTCAGGCGAACGCTATTCACGCCAAGGTCCCGGCGATGGATGGCACGCTGACCGACAATCTGAGCGGTACGGCGGCGGACGGTACGATTGGCGCGGTCACCCAGACCATTGCTGGTGCCAGCGCGTCTCTCGCGAAGGGCAGCGAGGTCCAGTCGTGGTTCTCTGCGGTCACCAGCCGTCTGACGCAGCTTCGCTATCACGTGAACCATCTGGCCGTTGCTTGCGGCGTCACTCCTCTGGTTGACAGCCTTGGTGTGGCGGACGTGTACAGCACGACCTTCGCCGCTGTGACGCAGCCGGCGGATACGGCCACGGGTGCAGATGCCACCACGAACGCCGTCATCAAGTCGGCCGATGCCGCTGCGAAGCTGGT